GTCAGCAGTCGTTGACTTGCAGAGTTCCGCAATTGTAAAATACTTCATTTCTTATCCTCCTTATCGTTTAATTTATCCACTAGATGATTAAACTTGGTTGTCACATAAACTCCGATACCAAATATGCCTCCGGCATACATCAAACATTGAGCAAAAAACCACAATACAGACTCATGTATCTGACCTGTAGGTTCTACTATAAACCCTGCCACAGACAAAGCAACACCAGCCACTAACATACCCACTGCCGTATAAATCTGCACTTCTTCTTTAGTTTCTTTTTTCATCATTATTTGTATTTGAAAAACGGCACAATATTAAATCAAAAACGACCAAGTGGAAAAGACATCACCTACCCCTAAATAGAAAACAAATAGGATTCATGAAATCTACCGGTTGTCTATAAAATCAGATGTTCTCAAGCCTTTATCAGGAAACATCTTTACTTTTTTCCTTTGAACATTTTTCAAGTCACGCACAATGGTGCTGGAAAGTACCTCCGAATAAATCTGTGTGGTCTTTACGGAAGTATGTCCGAGCAGCTTCTGGACTGTTGTAATCGCAACTCCCTGATGAACCAGCAGGGTGGCACAGGTATGACGGCTCACATGGTAGGTTATCCGTTTTTTGATACCACACAACCCGGCCAGCTTTCGAAGCTGCTTATTCACTTCCGAGTTACAGGGTAGGGATACAAGACTACCTATATCCGGATAACGGTCAAGAATGCCCAATGCCCTGCTTTCAAACAGCAGATGTAACGGCAGACGGATTTCCACCCCTGTCTTGACGGATTTGAAGTACAGCCACCGTTTGCCGTTTACTCTAATGAAATTCTCAGGTGTGAGCTGGCGGAAGTCAGAATAGCGCAATCCGGTATAACAGCAGAACAGGAAGGCATCGAGCACATGGCGCATGGACTCCTCTTCCACCTCGACCGTTTCCAGCTTCTTCAGCTCGTCCGGGGTAAGAAACTCATGTCTGCCCTTCTCCTGTTTGATTTTGTACTTTCTGAACGGATAAGCATCTGCGTGCATATATCCCTGGTTGATTGCCTCATTGACCAAGGTACGGAGCTGTCTCATGTGCTTGGCTATCGTATTGACCGCATTGCCCTTTTCCCTTAAATATTGCTCAAAATCACGAAGGAATGTATAGGTAATATCCTTGAAGTCCAATCCGGAACGGAAATCATTCAGGACCGCCAGTGTAGAGTGCAGGTTGTCCTTGGTGGACTGCTTCTTGTCCGAATTGTCAATGGCTGATTTGGCAAAAGTAAAGAAGCTGACATTCACGGCACTTTTCTTCTTGACAGCATCCTTCAGTAGTGAGAGTGTGGCAGGTATTCCGCGCTTCCAATACCCCAACTCTATGCCTTGCAGATACAGGATGTATTCATAGAGCATTGCGTTGAGTTCGTTAGATTGGGGGTGGTTTATGACTTGTGCCCCCTCACGGCTCCAGCACTCCGGTTTGAGGTAAACATTGGTCTTCAGGTAGATTTTCCTTTGGTTCAAATAGGCTTCAACCTGTACAAGAGCCGTGCCCTGCCTGTTTAGCGTGTTCTGGCGGTTATATACAAGACGGTATCTGATTTTATCCATTTTTCCGCAAAGGTGCGAAAAGATTAATGGAAGAAAGGTATCAATGTGGAACATTTCCACATCATCCCACACTATATGAGGATTTTTTCCATTTCACATATAATTAGTAAAATATTAACCAACTGATAATCAGATTAGTTATTCTTTTGGCATAAAAATTGTCCTATCATTATCGTAAAACAATAACCATTAAAAATATAAGATTATGAAAAAATTTTTTGTTGCAGTAGCATTGGTAATGGGATTAGGAACAACAGTGGCATTTGCCGAAAATTTGACCTCAGGTGTTGAAACAGTCATGGCAGTAAATGACTTCACCCCTATTGAAGTGAAAGACCTTCCGGCAGCGGTAACGGAAGCAATCGCCAAAAATTTTGCGGAATCAACCGTCAAGGAAGCGGCGGTGGAAGCGGCAGAGGATGGCAGCAAGACCTATCAGGTTGTTCTGACAGACAAGGAAGGAACTGAAAGTACGGTGTTCTTCAATGAAAAAGGTGAAATACTGAAATAATATATTTTGCGTCTCTTTGAATAAAGAACATAAAAAAGGCGGGATTCACCAATCCTGCCTTTTTCAATACAAACTGCTTTGCTAGCAAGATGCCTTACAACATCCAAGCTTAATGAATCAAAAAATAAAAACACATTCAGTTATTTGTGATAGCAAAGCTATAACAAATATTTTAAAGAAAAATCTTATGCATAAAAAATGCACAGAATAAACTATATACAGACCAACATACAACATATTTGTAATATAGGGCCATTGGTATTCTGAGAAAACAAAAGAAAGGCGCACGACTGGCAGAAAACCCCAAGGGATATGTTATTGGGGCTATCTAATACTTGGAGTAATTGGCAAACCGTTTCTTTGACATGATTTTCTTAAAAATTGAGAGCTGGAAGGACTGTTGGAAATAAATAAGATTATCAATGGTTTTATTAGCGAATCGTTTTCCTTGCATAAAGGTGAATCAAAAAAAATAAAAGCAAATGGCATATTGGTGATATGTAGTCAATATTATAATTTATATCCATCAATAGCTGTAATATCTCCAGCAACCAAAAATATAGAATATATTGGTGGGTATAAGGAATATGTTGATGGAACATTATTTACCTTCACTTTTGAAAACGACTATACTACTGTTATGACTTCCAAGATTGAAGGAGTTGAAGGGAGCGGAGTTCCTTTTTTAATTGCTTATCAAAAGTTATTGTCTTAAAAAAGATTGGTAAAATCCTTCTGGAAGGACTGTTAGGAGTTAGCAGTAGTACTATATTTAAAGGAAAAGGGTATATCCAGTTAGAAACTGAAGACGATATTGATAAAGTGTATGAGCCTGGAGTATATGCAATAAAAGGCACTTCATACAATGATCAAACGCTTCTTGTCTTCAGTCATAACCTGGGACAGTCAACAGTACAATTTAGGACTAATAACTATGGTGGTTTTTTAGTGTTTAGAATAAAATGGTGGAATGGTGGTTGGGGAACCTGGAAGACGGTTTCTTTGACATAAAATTTATCTGTTTGCACTTCTGGAAGGACTATTCACAAGTTTGAAACTATTTCCATTTATGTTCAGAGGCGATGTCAACGTAACATCTTATGACGAAACGGGTGCGTTGGATACTGTAATAGAAATGGGTATTTATAAAGTTAAGCCGAAACAAGGTGTATGGGGAACCTTGGTCGTATTTAATGCCTTCGATGGTGCGGGTGGGGTCGTACAAAAACTATATAATGCAACAGGAGCTAAATATAGAGTTAAAAACTCAAATACAGATAACTTATGGACTGATTGGAAATCTTTTTAACGAAAAATTCCAATTGGTTCATGCCTGGAAGAACTGATTGGTTTTCCTTATCGTGGATACAAGTTAGCAACAAATGAAAATTTAGATGGTTTTATTGAGCGGGGAGTATGCGTTTTAGGACAACCTGATGCGAGTGGTGTAGGTCCTAATGATCATGGAATGCTTATATGTGGAGTGACTCCATCAGGAGGAATATTTCAAGTCATGTTTTCTATTAGGAATAAGATTTACCATAGATATAGAAGCACAAGTGGAGTATGGAATCCATGGTATGTTTATACATCATCAGTTTATAATCCATAAATACTATACAGGAAACTGTCTCTATGTCAGTTTCCTGTAAATGGTAATATTAGTTTTGGGGATTCTTGGTGTACAATTATACCTGTGTCCATGCGTTCCAAGCTTCTTCCCCTACTTTCCTCCGCAAAAAAACATGATTGTTGATGTCATAGAGAATTTGAATAGTGGAACTGCCGCCAAAACGTTTGACCTCTACTGTTCCTGCTGCTCCAAACGGATGCTTTTTTGAGTCATAGTCCGATGTGGAATTAAAAGTATATATGCTGCCGGGAGAAGTGTTGTTCCATAACAAGCCATCCAGTTCTGACAGCAGGGATATTAATGTATATTTAAACACCAGTCCTTCCAGTACTGAGGCATTGGCTTTCAACGCCTCA